AGCTAAATCTTGATACGTTAGGTTGAACTAATAAATCCCAATCTTTATCTGAGCTGACTAGCCAGATATCGTCAATGGGAAGTTTTGATTTTTTTGATACAATATATGCTGCAATATCGTCAGCCTCAACGCCTTGAAAGCGTAAAACTGGAAAGTCTGTGTTGTCAGCAATATGTTCTAGTGTTTTTGTAAAGTCCTCAAAGAACAATTCAAATGCCGCTTTTTCAGCATCTGTTTGTTCTGCAAATTTATCTTTACGATTTTGTTTGTACTCAGGATAAATAGCTTTGCGATAACTTGAAGAGCCTTGATCGCCAGCAATAATTACATGAGATGCTTTATATGATTTTTTAAGACTTTGAACTGTTCGTAAGTAATCTTCGGCAAAATCTGTAGCCCCACTATGTTTATAGCGAAAGGCAAGATTTAAAGAGTCAACAACTAGCAGAGTATTCTCGGATTCTGTGATTTTTGAAAAGGTTTTTGACATATTATTTGTGTGTTAATCTGTTATTATACTACTGCTAAGCTGTTTTGTCAAGTTACAAATTGTGGTTGCTCCCACTTAAGCCAGTCTTCTAGTAACGCGACATAGAATTCATGACTTTCATGGTTATAGTAAAGGCAACGATAGTTCTGTGAGTTGGGCATATCGTCAAAAGCAACGAATACCTTGCTGCGATCAAATTTAAATATTAGCAGTGGTTTTTTGGAGACTTGCGTACCCTGACGAGTAGTCTGCTCCCAAAAATCTACTAATTGCGGAGTTTTTGATGTTAATAAGTGTGAAGTAAGGTGATCTTCCGCATAGCCTTTTACTTCTACACACCAAAGATTGGTTCGCCCAGGTACGTATAAATCGCCCTTAAGCAAATGTTTAGGGTCAAGAGCACCCGATCCAGGCACTCTTTCCCAACCTAAACCAGTGTGCTTTTTAAGTAGATCACGTACTGTGGTCTCTGTTCTAGCACCTTTGGCTCTGGGGTCAACAGCCATTACTCAGCTTTTGGCGCCTCTGGAGCAGCCTCTTGGGCAACTGGAGCAGGTGTTGGAGCAGGTGTTGGAGCAGGTGTTGGAGCAGGTGTTGGAGCAGGTGTTGGAGCTTCATTTTTAGCCGCTTTAATACCATAACGCTCAACAGTAGAATTTGAATCTACTCGAAAAGTTGCTTTGCCCTTACCTGTTACTACTACTTGAGGATACTTAGTATCTTCAAAGCTAGTGCCTACAGAGATTGTTTTACCTTCTAAAGTGACAGATACGTCACCAGTAGTTTCTTCTAAAATCATATTATACCTCTATTTGGGATATGTTGTTACGTTTAATAACATTAATCTTTTCTAGTAGTGGGTGGCTAAAGCCATGACTTACTAAGAAAGTATTTAAATGTTCTTCTTGTATTAACACTTCGACTAACTTTTCTTTACCGTCAGTATCAAGTGTTTCTACAGTTTCATCCAGTATTAATAGATTGATTCTAGAACTGGACAATGTTTGCATTAGCTTTCTAATAGCTAACAACGTAGCTACATTAACTCTTGCTTTCTCACCACCACTAAGAGCCAGTATTTCAATATCTTTTCCATTATCAGTAATAACAACGTTTAATTTATCGCTGGCACTAATTTTGAAACCAATTTGAAATCTTCCATCACTTAGATCAACCAAATATTTATTTGTAATATCTTCTAAGTCTTTTACTAAACTCTCAATTTTATATGCTACTAAACCTGTTGTACTAAATGTTTTTGTTAAAACATTTAAAATACTCATTCTTTCACTTAATTCATGCAATTTACTACTATAAGTCTCTAACTCTTGATTCATTTCAACCAATTGTTTTGATACTAAGTCTACTTTAGTATTATGTGCAGTTATTTCTTTATTATGCTGCTCTGCTTCAACAACTCTGCGTTTAATTGAAACAATTGAATTTTGTAGTTTTGTAAATTGCTGTTGTAGTGTTTGTTTATCTAGTAGTATTTCTGGTAGTTCTGTATCAATCAATGTATGATATTTTTCCCAATCTTCTTGTGCTTTTTGAGCTTCTTGCCAAGCAGTTCTTTGCTGTTTAATTTGAACTATTTTTTGAGTATAACCCATAGTTTCTACAGCAGCTATTTCAGCTTCTTCAGTTTTTTCTTCAATTAATTCAGCTACTTTTTCTTCGTCAATGTCACTTAAACAAGTAGGACAAGTTCCACGCAATGCTTTCATTTTTAAAACAAATGCTTGTGCATCACTTACTGTTTTAGATAATTTTGCTACTTCTGCTTGGTAACCTTCTACACCCTCTTCAGGCTTATCAGGAACTGGAAGTAAAGTAATCTTTGATTGTAACTGCTTATAAGTATTATTTTGACTAATCTTTTTATTAGTAGACTCAATACTGCTTATACTAGTCTCTAAAGCAGCAGTTTCACTTAACAATGCTGTATTTAGTTCAGGAACTTCTATAGTTTCTTTAATAGTTAAATCTGTTTTTTCGTATTTATTTAGCCAGCTTGAAACAGTATTAACTTGAGACTGTACTCCTGCAATATCTTTTGTAAGCTGATTGTTTACTTCTTTAAATATTTCAGCAGCTTTGGTATACTTGCCTAAATTTAAAATTTCAATTAAAAACTTTTTACGTGCAGTATCAGGAGCAGTTAAAAACTCAAGACTTGACGCATTAGATTGATAAACAATTTGAGCAAAACTCTTATGATCGAAACCTAGTATATCTTCAATCATCTTATAAGTTGCTGTAGCAGTGTGTGCACTTATGTCTACAGTATCTTTAAAAAGTTTAACAGTTTGAGCAGTTCCTCGACTAGATTTAATTGTATAGTCTGTACCGTCACGATTAAAATCTAATTCAATCATATAAGATTTATCTTTTACATAACGATTAAGAATATCTGCTTTTTTAATACCTTTTGAGTTTTTATTAAACAATACTTCTTCTAGAATAAGCGCAATGGAGCTTTTACCATGTCCGTTACGACCCACTAGTTGTGTAAGTGGAGCAGTAACAAAATCAATTTTATTATCTTTTCCGTAGCTAAAAGCATTAGCCCATCGTAGTTGTTTTATAGTTATCATTTATAGCTAATCTTTTCTTTAGTTCTGGTAAGCCACCAACATATTCTCCGTCAAGAAAAATCTGCGGAACACTACGAGCATTAGGTACTTTTTCAATTAAATCTTTTTTAGTATATGTGCCTACACCAATCATACATTCGACATACTCAATAGCATATGTTGTTAGTAATCGTTTGGCTTCTTGACAAGCAGGACAGTTTTCTTGTGACCAAACTTCAGCCTTATTCTGTTTCAATTTTGTCTGCATGATTTTGAAATTCCTTTAATACATTTTCAATAGTATCTTCTGGCAACTCTAGGATATATGCAAGATACTCTCGGATTTCTTCTGACATAGACATTTCTTTGTCTAAGATCAGTGCTGAATCTGTGTCGCGTTTAATTACTTTACGATCAATTAAATCTGAATCTTCTAGTTCACCAAGTTCTTGCATATCGCCTTCAACTTGATAAATTGTGTGATCGTATTCGGTTGGCGGTTTAGGGTCGTGCACAGCTACAGTCTTGCGAATAAGCTGAGGTAACTGTAATTTACGCCATTCATGTTCTAGTGTTATGGTATCCAGTATAACCACACCAGTAGCCACATTATTACGATGAAAACTAGTAGTGACGGGACTGCCAGGATAGATAATATTTTTTTGACAGTTTTCATAGCTGTGTAAATCGCCTGCTAAAACAACGTCGTAACTGGCAAATAACTCTAAATCCATTTCAGGCTTTACGTGTGGCGGAATCTCTCCGCGTACATGGGTAAAGCAAATATTTCCTCTAATAACAAAAGGATTCTTTTCAAACTCTTTTAGTTTGTTATATGGGATAAAGTCCATATTTTCCACTTTGCAGTAGTCATCAATAATTTCTACTAGTGGATTTAAACGATTGGTAACGTGTTTTAAGTTTGTTAAAAATGTTGTGTCTTTTTTAACTGCTTCGTGATTACCAGCATAAATAATTGTGGGAATTGAACAATGGCTAACCATATCAAAATATGTTTCTAGTTCTTCCATGTTCGGTAGTTTGTCAAAAACATCTCCACCAATTACAAATAATTCACATTCGCTTTGTAGCGCTTTTAGCTGCTGCCAAAGCATATTATATCGATTTTTTGCCCAATCGACAGGCACGTTCTTCTGACCCAGTTTGATGTGTACGTCAGCAGTAAATAATACTTTCATATTGCCTTTGAGACAGAAAAGCCCGCTAAGCGTATAAGTTTAGCGGGCTTTAGTTTTTTAACCTAATTCTTTGACTGCTTCTTGTTCTGAAGATTCTGCTTCACCTTCTTCTAGTTGGTTAGTAGTAATCTTTTCTAACAAGGCTTTTACATCTGCTTCGGTAGGACGAGCAAACTTCTCATCAATATTTTTAGCAGCATCAGCCATAGCACGTTCTTCAGGTGTTAATGGGCGAGCCTTGCAACGCAAAACTTGTAGTGTATATTCAACATTAAAAGGCAGTGGTCCTGTCTTTACACGCTTGAATACAACATCCCAACCTGTATCATAGTCAGTAGGGTCTCCCAAATCTTCAGCCGCTGTAACGATTTGCTCAAATAATTTCTTTTTGAGATTAAGAGCAACAACTTTTTGCGACTTAGGGTCAATACAATTTACAGAATAACTCCAAGAGCATTTTGCTTCTGGGAAGTACTCGGTAACGTGATCTTTTTCAATGTTATCAAACTTCTCCTTTTCACGACTAAACGCTAAACATTCAACTGGAATATCTTTGT